CCTCCAATTCATCCGCGCCACCCATTCCATCCGCACTCGATTCGTGATAACTCGTAAAATGGTTATCGATTACGTCACCGATGAAAACGACTTCATTACAATTCCACTTTTTATATTGAACAATACACCAATCAAGATATTTTTCAAGGCAAAATGGTTCGTGTAAATCACCAATTACTAAAACGTTTCGAGTTTCTTTTTTTCGCATCTCTTCGATTGCGATAATCTCGTGCGGTTTTAATCGGTATCGATTGTGAGAATCTGGCTTTTTATTTTTTAGATATGTCCGCAATTCCTTGTCCTAAAATTAAAGTTAAAATCGCGTAATACAAATCTTTTGCGCTCGCTTCATCTACTCCAAGATAAGTCACAAGTGCTGGAATAACCACACTTGAAATTGCGTACCAAAATTTCTTCGATTGCATCATTTTTCCGATTAAATACTTCTGTAAGAATTTTTTCATTTTTAAAATTTTTAAATTAATTAATAAGTCCAAATTACATTTTCGTCTTTTCTTATATCTCCGTCAACGTGAATGAAGGATTTTCCCAGTCCGAATCTATTGAATCCAACTTTCATCAAAGATTTTAAAATCAAGAATCTTTCGCGTGAACCTCGGTAACCAATATCGCAAGCAACTCCAATCAAATGACTCGAACCAACTCTTCCTCCAACTAATTCATTGTGCTTTTTTGTTCTGAAACCCGAATTGATATGAAAAGGAATTCCCGCCTCTTCTCGTGCAGAATCAATCTTTTTCAAAAATTCTTGATTCATTTTTTTTCCTGAACCCGGAGAATCCGGAGAATCGAATTCTTTTAAATCAAAATACTTCAAACTGACTTTTTTTTTCCAATTCTTGAAAATTTAACAATCGTATAAGTTATCGCAAGGATAAGTGAAACGAAAGTTAATATTTCGTTACAATCTGTTAAATTTAAAGCAATCGCGGAACTATTTGCGACCGCTACCTGAACTGAATCTTGCATTGACTTCATTGCTTGTTTTTTTTATTTTCTGCAAGTATGATTTCAACTTCTTCAAATTCTTGCTTTTCGTTTTATAATTTTTTTTACTCGCTTCCATTCAAGAAACTTTTTAAGGTTATTTTGTCGTTGCATTGCGCTCTACAAGATTCAAGATTCATCCCTCCGTAATACGCATTTTGGTCAGGTCTAACATCTGAACCGGTGTTTTGATTGTATTCGGGTACTAGAGTATTATTGTTGCAAATCCACTCAATCATTCGTTCCATATAGTATTCACCCGTATTAATCACTTCGCTTCTCAAACTCTGCGCTTCTTCCGTAGTCATCGCAGAACCCGTTTCACTGGATTTCGCGTAAATATTACCGTTCTCTACTTTAAATCTCAAAAATGGTATTGCGTGGTAAAGTGCGAAGTTCGGTAGCATTTCTCCGATGTAATCATTTAATAAAGTTGCGTAAGGTTCATTTCCCGCCGCGTTAACCGTTCCCGCAGTTATTAAAGATTTCAATTTGTCATTTAATTTTGTACCAAGTTTAGTTTCCACATACAATTTTTGCGCTTGCTTTACAAATGGTAAAAGCAATTGAACATCTACGTTTAAAGATATTGCGGTAGAATCCTTGAGTTTCTCTTCTGATATAAACAATACGTATCCCATAAATTAGTCGTTTTCCGGATAATATCCGTGGTTTTCCATTCTTTGCGGTGCTATCGCCACAAGTTTATCATTTCGTTTCGCAGTAAATCCTTCTGAAACCGCTTTTGTATAACCGATTACTTGAGAATCTTCAATCGGTTGTTTTGCATTTCTCAAGGAAGTTTTGAAAATCTTCCGCAAGAAAAAATGTCTACATTGCGGCCCTCCCTTGTATAAGAAAATCGAATAAGGTTCTCCATCGTGTCCGAATCCCGGATTGACTTCGTTTGAATCAACTCCAACATCTTCCATTCTCCCTTTTACTTTCATTCTTTGTTTCATTACCAAATCTTCTTTTCTGAAGAGTTTATTTGCCGCTACCATCATTTGACAAAATTCTCTACTTGTTCCGGATTTATTTACAAGAAAATTATCTGTTGCATAAACATACCGAACTTTGTAATAATCATTGAAAGAACGATTCACTCCATCTTGAGAACTTTTCTTGTTTGGAGAATTTTCCGGAACTTCTGCAAGTTGAATTTTTTCGTTTGCAATTTTATTCAATTCCTCTTCGAAATCAAAATGAAGATGTTCTCCGTCTACAATTTCTTCGTCAATCTCCGTCCAATCTTCCGGAATATCTTCTCCCGTTTTTTCAATCCACTCTTTCAATTCAATATTTTCCGCCTTCAAATGATTGCATTTTTTTTCTTTCTTCAAATCCACATCAACTCTTTCTTCCAGCGGAGGCAATCCAAGTTCCTCACGAATTTCGTCTTGTGTCATCACCGCCATCAAATCTTGATTTGTAAATCTTGTTGTTATTGGTTTCAATTGCACAAAAGAAATCGGAACATCCATTTCGTTAATTGCGAAAATCTTTTGCAAAGTTTTCAAGATGTGTTCTTGATAAGGTTTAACAACCGTATTTAGGTAATAATTTGCCGCAGAATTAAGTTCGTCCGCATTATTTCCGAGTCCGGTATCAGATTTTATACCCATCAAAACCGGAGATGTGCATCGATGGCCGGTAAGAATATTTTGAACCAATAATTCTTGTAATGCGAGATATTGTTTGTCTGCGTCAGACATTGAAATCGGAGTTATTTCCGGAGTTCGAGTTTTATCGTCTGAAAAAGTAAGTACAAATTTACCCGAGTTATGCGCTCCCGTAAATTTCTTTGCAAGAGATGATTCAATTTTCATTCTTTCCTCTTGCGTTGGTGTTCCGTTCGCGAAGGAAATAAAGTAAGAACCACTGAACCCACTCGAGATATTCGACAAATGATATTCGGCAACACGTTGGTCAACGAGTGCCCAGTTATTCGCAGCCACGTAATCTGGTGTATGATACACCGACATCGCTGGAGAATATAACCCAGTATAAAGAATTTGATTTGCTTGCGTTCTATCTTTTGAACTGAAAGAAGGAACGTAATATGGTCTGTTTTTTCTTGTATTGCTCCAATCTCCGGAGATATAATAACCATCTACTCTTCCAAATTCGTTCGGTCTGCACGCGCGAATTTTCTCAACCGGTATGTGAAAAATTTCACTGATTTGAGTTCGGTCAGCCGACCACACGATATTTAAAGCGAATGCGCCTTGAAGTTTAAAATCAAAAGAAATCTTTTTCACGACTTCCATTAAAGATTCGTTGGAATTTGCGTTTTGCATAAACTTTTTTAACTTCAAGATTTTGTCAAGATTTCCTTCTTCTTCATCATCGATTACCAAATCTTCTCCCGCAACCATTTCGCTTGTAGCGTTTATGATTGCCGCTTGTGTGCTGGAGTTATAGTATAAGTCGATTAAAAATTGTGGGTAAAGATTGCGCCACTCTTCCGTTCCATACTCAATCCATTCTTTCGATGCTTGTTCTGAAACAATCGGTGCGGTTGAGGCCGCAAGGTCTACTTTGAGAATATTTTCCATTTTTATTTTCCTTGATATATATAATTTGTTGAACTTGGTTGTTTATAAGATTTGTATTCAACTTCGGGTTTTCCGGCTTCTTCTGCACAATACATTTTTCCAATTGCAACCAATCCTTTCACTTCTCCCATTCCTGAAGGAAGAGGAGGTTCAATCGGAAATTCATCTCGCGGTGCCGTGCTTGAATCGAGAACCGCTGGACAATCACTCCAATAAACTTCGTAGAATTCATACTTCCAATATCCGGCAAGTTTCAAATCCAATTCTCCCGCATACATATCCGGAGTTGCAGAATAAGTAAAACCAAAAAAAGAATACCTCGCAATAAAATTTTGTGGATTTGCATAACAATAAACTATGTCTCCACTCATATCATTCGTGAACTTGGTAAGATATTTAATACATCCGTTTGGAATTGTTGGAGGCAATAAAGAATCCGAAACAATTCGATTCGCTTCAGTATTTATTCTAACATCAAAATTTGCCTTGATTTGACTTTGTATCATACTATATAATAGAAATTTACTTTTTTTATTTTATTTAAAAAAAAAGAGTGGAAATTACTCCACTCTTCTCTTCCTTATTATATAAAATTATTTATACGTCTATGATAGGAATTTGCGCTCCCGAATCAGTATTGTCAAATGGAGTATTTGTATAATCTAACAATATAGAAGCCGGATGATTTTCGATTCCATCGAATGTGAGGTCGTACCCATTTCTGTCACCCCACGCAGCACCGGAAGCATCAGTTCCCGCATTCAATTGCATTCCATTTAACCCTCCAAGAACCACGATAACATTGTGGTCATTTGAAGGATAAGTTTGATTCAATTCAGCAAATATAACCGTTGTTGTTGCTCCAAGTAATCTCATCTCATTTTGCATCAAAGGAGTTATCCTATCAAGCAAAATTTGAATTGTTGGAGTATAGTAAACCGTTCCATTTTCTCGTGAACCAACCAATGTGTCGGTGAAAGATGCAGTACCGCGAGGTAAAGCATATTTATAAAGGGATGTTGAACCCATATCCACGTCCGTTGTTTGTCCTCGAGATGCACTCGATGAATCCCAATCTTGAGTTACAATCGTTGTATCATAAACCGCAAAATAAACATTTTTAACCCCTCCCGCGATTCTATTGCAGTCGAGTTTCCTTCCTTTGGTAAGTAGCGTACACGCTTGTTCTTCAGCCATAATATAGTATATTTATTTTGTTATTAATTCAATTTATTACTTCAACCAAACGATATCTGCTCCGATTCCGTGTTGAACACCGGCAGAATACTTCGCTACCATTCTCACGTTATTGCTTCCATCAAGTTCGCTCATATCCAAGATACGGATTTCAGTTGCGTCACTTAACAAGTCAGTTCCGAAGAAAAGATTTGATTCTTCCGCAACAACAATTTGATTGTCTAAAACTCCGTTCGCTACGCAAACTCTTATTCCATTTACAACCGGAACGTAATCTCCTTGCATATTGTATGCGTTTAAGTATCCTAACTTCGAGATTGCCGCGATGTAAAGCATATAAGATTTTTGATTCATATAAATTCTTAAATCTTCAG